ATTTGAAGATCTAGTTGTTTCAAATGCTCTTGTTAGACCAGGAGCTATGAATACAGTTGGAGCTTCATATATTAATAGAAAACATGGCAAAGAAGCAGTTGAATATGTTCATACAATTATGCAACCTTTTACTAAAAATACATATGGCGTAATTGTTTATCAGGAGCAGGTTATGCAGGCCTGCGTACATTTAGGTGGTATGACTTGGTCTGAGGCAGACAAGGTTCGTAAAATTATTGGAAAGAAAAAAGATGCAAAAGAATTCGACCAGTTCAAAGATAAATTTATTGAAGGTGCTTCAAAACACATTTCTAAAAAACAAGCAGAGAAGCTTTGGCACGACTTTGAAGCACATGCTGGATACTCGTTCAATAGGTCTCACGCTGTTGCTTACTCTATGCTTTCTTATTATACCGCTTGGCTTAAGCATTATTATCCTTTGGAGTTTATTTTCGCAGCGCTCAAGAATGAAGGAGACAAAGACACAAGAACAGAATACCTCATCGAAGCAAAGCGACTTGGGTTAAGAGTTCAACTGCCACACATAAACGAATCCGATGTATACTTTTCTTTACAGAAAGATTCATTGCGATTTGGACTGGCAGAAATTAAATTTATATCAGACAGTATTGCAAATAAAATAATAGAAGGAAGGCCATATGCAAGCTATAAAGAATTTATTGAAAAAGCCTCAAAGAAAGGAAGCGGCATTAATAGTAGGGCTATTAGCTCTCTTAATGCTATTGGTGGTGCTGCCTTTGAGGATAATCCTAGGAGCGGTCAAGAAAAAGAAAACTACTACGAATATCTAGGCATACCAGCATTTGATTTAAAAAATATACCGCCTAGAATTAAAGCTCAAGCCTTAACAATAGACGAATTTGATCCACTTGGATCATTCGTAATGTTTGGTATGGTTAAAAGTATTAAGCGTGGCAAAGGCTGGGCACGAGTTGAGTTGGTGGACGAAACTGGAAGTATAGGTCTTTTTCACCATGAGCAGACTCAAATTGAATCTGGCAAAATGTATTTTATTCTAGTTGGAGACAACCGTATTGCAAGATATGTAGAGGTCTCAGACATAAATCCAAACTCATCAGATATATTCGTAGACTACTTATATAGAAAAGAATATGACCTTGAAGAAGATGAGAAGATTGTGGTAAACTTTAGCCCGTATCAAACAAAGAGCGGTAAGACTATGTCTCATATTGTTATGTCTGATAAAGACAAGAAGCTTACCAGAGCTATCGCTTTTCCAGCCATGTATAAAATAACATTAGCTAAAATGCGAGACGGAATGAAATGCAAGCCTGTGCTATCTAAATTAGATGACGGCACATTAATGATTAAGGAAATCAAATGACAGAAGATATAATTCAGTCTATGAGCCTAAACAAAATATTGGTGGCGTTGCTTGAAGAGCACGGGACTTTAGCAGTTCCTACTACCAGATTTGTAAATGCGGCTAATGAAGATAAAGAATTAGTTGTAGAATATGACGATCAAGATTTGACGTTTAAATTTAGCTTGAGGAATAAAAATGAACAGCAATGAAATAATTACTGAATATGGCCTTGATGCTTTGGCTGCCATACTTCACGAAACTGCTAGAGAAAAAGGATTTTGGGACGGGGAATACAACCACGATAAAATAGGAAATAAACTAGCCCTTGTTCACTCAGAAGTTACAGAGGTCTTAGAAGCTATTCGTAAAAGCCAAGGGTCTGAAAAGGTTGTAGAAGAAATAGCAGATATCATTATTCGAATACTTGATGTATATGCCGCTATGAGAAATGAAGAACAGGTATTGCATAGCCTTGATGAAATATTGCATAATAAAATGGAAAAAAATAAACAGCGTCCAAAGCTTCACGGGAACCTGTTCTAAATGCTATAATAGTAGAAAGAAAGAGTATAAATGACAATTGTAATAGATGATATATTAGCAAAGTTAGATCCAAAAACCAGATCAAGAGTACAGTCAGCAGTAGATGTTCAAGTAGAAAGACAGCCAACGCCTAGTATTGGCCTAAACCTAGCCCTCAAAGGTGGACTTGGTTTCGGAAGGCAGGTATTGGTTTGGGGCAATAAGTCTGCTGGTAAGTCTTCTTTCTGTCTACAGATGATTGCAGAAGCACAAAAGAATGGTAAGACTTGTGCATGGATTGATGCAGAAGCGTCATATGATAAAGGCTGGGCAGAAAAACTTGGAGTAGATTCTTCAAAATTAATTTACTCACCAGCAAAAACAATTAACGATATGGTTGATGTTGCCACTCAATTAATGGAAGCAGATGTTGATATAATTGTAGTAGACTCTATATCAGCACTACTACCTGCAATTTATTTTGAGAAGGATAGCTCTGAATTAAAGAAATTAGAAGATACCAAGCAAATTGGTGCCGAAGCAAAGGACATGACACATGCAGTTAAAATGCTTAACTATGCGAATAAGAACACGCTTCTTGTACTTATATCACAACAGCGTAATCAGTTTGGCTCTATGCATGCTTCGCATATTCCGACGGGCGGAATGGCGGTTAAATTCTTCTCATCTACTGTTGTTAAACTATGGAGCTCGGAAGCTGAAGCAAATGCGATTAAGGCTGGCGTCAAGGTTGGCGACAAAGTACTTGAACAAAAAGTAGGAAGACCAGTAAATTGGATTGTAGACTATAACAAGTTAGGTCCACCTAATTTATCTGGACAATATGATTTTTATTACCAAGGAGATACCGTTGGTATTGATAGAGTTGGAGAAGTTCTTGATGTTGCCGAAATGTGCGGACTCGTGGAAAAAGGTGGCGCTTGGTATACCGTGGAAGGGGAGCGGCTACAAGGAAGAGCAAAAGCCGTGCAGTACCTTCGTGATAATCCAAAAGTAGTAGACAAACTAGCTAAGGATATCAGTGCCAAATCTTAATGAGTTTTTAGGTGATAAACCTACACCACTTGGTCTTGAAAGGATAGAAGAACCAAGGCCATGTTCAAGTTGTGATAAAGATTCTACTTTTTATTACTGGAATAGTTCTTCTACTGAAATGACTTGGACATGCCCAGACGGTCATAAAAACTCATATAGGATAAATTAATGTCAGAAAGATCAGAAGCAAAACGTGACGGAGCAAAGCAACAAAAGAATAGTGGTCGTGGAGACTATCAAAAAGGAGATGCTTTGTGGAACGGATTTGTTGTTGATTATAAAGAGACTGGTAAATCTGTAGCGGTTTCAAAAGAAATGTGGGCCAAAGTATGCACAGACACATTTAAAGTAAGTAGAGCATATCATCCAGTATTAAAATTAATTATTGGAGAAGGAAATAGTAAGACAAGATTAGCAGTAATTGAATGGTCATTACTGGAACAATTGATAGAAAAGTGGCACGAATGAGAGATATATTTATGACAACATTTGTAGGAGCGGTTGTAGGCGGAGTCTTTAGCGCATTCAAACTCCCTATCCCAGCCCCTCCAGTATTTGCTGGATTGATGGGAATTGTCGGGCTCTGGATTGGATATGCCATAGTTACAAAGGTGCTGGCATGACAGAGAAAAATACGTTAGAATTAATTAACGATATAACAGAATTTAATGATCTTCATGAATATATGAAGGATGATCAGCTTGATAAAGCTTTAGCAATAGTAGTAAAGCTATTACTGAACCCAGATGTACCCGCAGCAAAAGCTCCACATCTTATTATTGAGTTGCAAGCAATGTCTACTAAGTTTTCCATGCTCGCTGCAGTGTATTCAACAATTGCTAAAGATAAGGCTGGAACTATGAACAATAACAAAAAGAATATTTATTATTCAGCGAAGGAGTCAATAGATAAACTTGTGGATGCCCTCAAGTATGTCGTTCGTTATAATGGCTAGAGATATAGTTAAAAACTTAAAATTTAAAAAGTATGAAGGAAAATTTGATGTAAAAGAATTTGCCAAGATGCTTGACGATGCATACCTTGCAACTAAACGTGCAGATGGCGATATGCAGAAGCATAGTTTTAGTCCTAGTAGTTTTGGATATGGTCATGGAAATTGCCCAAGATATTGGTATATGGCGTTTAGTGGTGCACATTTTATAGACGGCAATGATGCACAAGCAGTAGCCAATATGGCTCAAGGAACCCAGGCCCATGAAAGAATTCAAAATTTAATTGAGAAGATGGGCGGACCAGTAACAGAAGTACAAACTGAAATAGAGATTAAGAATGAGTATCCTCCTATTCGTGGATTCATTGATCTAGTATTCAAATGGGAAGAAACTCCAGTAATTGGAGAAATTAAAACGGCTAAGCAAGAGGTTTGGGATACAAGGCAGGCAGAAATGTCACCTTCGGCAAACCATCTGCTCCAGCTTCTTACCTATATGAAGTTGAAGCAAATTAATGAAGCATTCTTTTTATATGAAAATAAAAATACTCAAGAGATACTTTTGATTCCCCTACAAATGACTGAGAAGAACAAAGAAATTATAGAAGAATTATTTTTGTGGCTTTGCGAGGTTTACGATAACTTTAAAGATGGGGATATCCCTATGAGACCGTTCTTAAAAACTTCCTACTCCTGCAAAAATTGTCCTATAAAGAAAGAATGCTGGGGCGGAGAAACAGGTACGATCCAGATAGAGCCATATGAGGTTAGAAAATAATGGTATGTGCTAACAAGGAATGCGCTAAAGAATTTGATGCAAAGACTCATAATCAAAAGTATTGCTCAGATGAATGTTGCCGTATTGCTACAAATCGCCGTATTATGGAAAAATATTATGAAAAGAAAGCAATTAGGCGTGGGGCAAAAAGATTATGTAAAAAATGTGATGCCAGACTAAGCAGATACAATGAGTCTAATATATGTGCTGGGTGCCAGAAAAAGATAGACATAAATCAAAAAAATAAATTATTAAGGATGATAGATGAGATTGGGTGAACTAATTAAAACTAAAGCTAATAGGGTTTTAGGAATAGACGCCTCAACCAATTCAGTCGCGTTTTGCTTGATGGAAGGCAACAAACCTTTGAAATGGGGTAAGATAGAATTTACTGGTGCTGATATTTATGAAAAAATATATGATGCTAAAGTTAAAATGCATTCCATGCTTGAAGAACTTAAATCAGATTATATTGTTGTTGAGGGAGCGGTGTTTGTCAAATCCCCAGATGCCGTGATAAAATTATCTTATGTATACGGTGTCGTCATTGCTGAGCTTATGTCTACTGGTGCTAGTGTTATCACTATATCTCCTACATCTTGGCAGGCACATATTGGAAATAAAAACCCAACAAAGATGGAGAAGGACAAACTTAGGTTTGAGAATCCAGGACATGCTGACTCTTGGTATAAAGCAAAAATGCGGGAGATCAGAAAGCAAAGGACTGTAGATTATTTTAACAATAAGTATAATTTATCTTTAGATGATTTCGATGTGGCAGATGCATTCGGCATAGCCCATTATTCCAATACTGTATTAACAGAGCGATGAAACTATATAAGAGTAAAGACTGGCTATACCGCAGATACGTGGTTCAAAGAAAAACCATGGAAGAAATAGCTAAAGAATGTGGCGTAACAACTATGACCATATACCGTGCATTGAAAGATAATGGACTTATTAAATGAAATTCGCACACAAAGTTTTCCATATAGAGTCTGATTCTGATAGGGAATGGCTAGTAGAGTCAATAAATATTTATCTTGAAAAGTATTCAACTCAATTAGATACACCAACAATACAAATAAGGTCTGATGAAGATTTATTTAATTATTATAATAACAATAAAGATTTTTACATAGATCCAAATGGATATAGTTTAGATGGAAAACAGGGCTGGAAGTACGGAGAGCTTGGTATATGGGCTAGTAATTACACGGCTTGGAAAAATTTTTTAAAAACAGATTTTGACTCTTTAATATTAATGGAAGATGATATAACCTTTAATGATAACTTTTTTCCTATACTTGAAAAATATATAGCAGAATTGCCAGAAGATTGGGACATATTTTCATTTTTTGTACCATTTGATCAATATCATAAGTATGCTTTACATAAATCATACGGAGAAAATACATCATTAATATATCAGGACTGGTCTTGCTTATGCTATGTTCTGAGCAGAAAAGGTGCTCAAAAATCTCTAGATATCATGCGGCAAAAAGTTTCATTGCCGCTAGATTGGTTCTACTATAGACAAACAGATAAGTTTAATGGATTCACAATAAAGCCAGATGTTGAACAGGGCTGCACATTAGCAAGACTTGAATCAACATTTCAAAATAAACATGAAAGGAAAATCATAGATGGGGTTTTCTGATCCAACAAATAAGCCTTGGACTCAACAAGAAATTATAAAGATTAATCCAAAAACTGTTTTAGATGTGGGTGCTGGACAGGGTGTCTACCTTGATTTAATTAGGGCAGTATTACCAGAAGATGTATTTGTCCATGCTGTAGAAGTATGGGATCCATATATCAAACAATTTAATTTAGCCTCAAGATATGATAAGTTGTTTCAAATGGATGTCAGAGAAATGGAAACATTTGATTACGATCTAGTTATTTTAGGCGACGTGCTAGAGCACATGCCAGAAAAAGATGCCGTAGAACTATGGGACAGAATATCAAAAGATGCTAAGTATGCAATTATATCTATTCCAATCATTCATTACCATCAAGATGCAATAAATGGAAATCCATATGAGGTGCATGTAGAAGAAGATTGGAATACTGAAAGAGTAATTAAAACTTTTAAGGGAATCAAATATCATCAGGAATTTCCAGTTACTGGCGTATTCATAGCTAAATTTGAAAATGAGTTTATACCAAAAACAATTTGGCAAACATATAAAGACCCATTCGACCAACTCCAGCCTTACATGCTAGATGCAGTAAATACATGGAAGCACCATAATCCAGAATACGAATATAAGTATATGGACGATGAACAGGCTAAAGAATTTGTATTGAAAGAATACGGAGAAGAATGGCTTCAGCTATTCAATAGCCTCCCAGTAGGAGTTATGCGTGGAGATTTATGGAGGTATATGGTCATATATAAATATGGCGGAGTGTATGCAGACCTAGATACCCTATGTAACCAGCCCGTATTTAATTGGATTAGTAATAAATATAAATTTATAGTTTGTCCAGAAAATGATAGAGACTTTTGTCAATGGACATTTGCTGCCTCACCAGGACATCCATTTCTTAAATCTGTATTAGATTACATTAAAGAAAAATTAGAGAATCCAAATTATGAAATGCAGCATTTTGTTCATGCACACACTGGACCAACTGCTTGGTCAAATGGTATACTTAACGCCTTAAATATAGAATATGGAACTAATTTGATTGATGGCTATGAAAAGATAAACAATTCTGAAATAGCCAAACAAAATCGTTTCTATTTATATGGAGGGGAACGGTGGCGAATTTTTCATTTTGAAGCCGTCAAACACATGTATGGAAGTCAGACATGGAAAGAAGGATATGTTCAGTGGGTTGAAGATCCATTGGTGAAAGGTAAAAGATAATGCTTGAACCAGTATTTCCAGATTCAGGTCAATTTCAATGTGATGACTTGTATTTGTTAACAGTCGGAACAGAGGCAGGAAAAGAAATATTAGAAACCTGTCATGAAATTGCACACATGTTGGTAAAGAAAAATATTGCCTACGGTAATTCAGCCCTTGACCCTGTGCGTATATTTTCAAAGGCGGGACCAAGAGAACAACTCCATGTTCGTATTGATGACAAATTAAATAGGCTTATGAAGGGTGCAGAATATCCAGGAGATAATGATATTGACGATTTAATTGGATATTTAGTTCTTCTTAAAATAGCCAAGTCTAGATCCTAGTCAACTAAAACATGGTATAATTTAATCATATGGATATTGAATTGGCTGATCATTTTGATCGTATGAATAAGGTAGTCGAAGAACTACTTAAAGGAAATAACCCAACCCAGATTGCCACCGTCACAGGTTTTAAACGTGCAGAGGTGTTAGGATATATAGACGAGTGGAAAGAGGTCGTTAGAAACGATTCTGGGGCTCGTGACAGGGCAAAGGAAGCCATATCTGGGGCAGACCAACACTATGCAATGTTAATAAAAGAAGCTTGGAAGACCGTAGAAGACGCAGATCAATCAGGCCAATTAAACGTAAAGGCGACGGCATTAAAACTAATTGCAGATATAGAAGGTAAAAGAATTGGAATGCTGCAAGAGGTTGGCTTATTAGATAATCAAGAATTAGCATCGCAGGTGGCGGAAACAGAAAGAAAGCAAGACATACTTGTAAAGATATTAAAAGAAGTAACTGCAACTTGTCCTAAATGTAAAATGGAAGTTGCTAAACGTTTGTCTCAAATAACTGGCGTAGTGGAGCCAGTTGTAATTGATGCAGAGGAAGCTAGTGGATCTTAATTTTAATGATCTTATTGATATCCTAGACGGAGAGGAATTTGATGAAAGACCAGTCGATTTACGAACGTTTGTTACAAGCCCAGACTATCTTGGATTACCCCCACTTTCGGAGTACCAATATACTCTCATCGAAAAGGGCTCACAAATATATAAAGAATCCACTCTTATTAAGCTCTTTGGCGAAGCTGAAGGTAGGCGGAGATACAAGCAAACCTGCACAGAAATAATTGCACAATTAGGTAAAGGCTCTGGAAAAGATTATACCTCTACTATTTCTGTATCATATATAGTTTACCTATTGCTATGCTTAAAAGATCCAGCCATATATTATGGTAAGCCGCCTGGAGACACAATTGATATTATCAATATTGCTGTTAACGCACAGCAGGCCAACAATGTTTTCTTTAAAGGATTTAAAACAAGAATAGAAAGATCCCCATGGTTTGTAGGAAAGTATGATCCAAAAGCTTCAGAAATAAGGTT